TCTATTAGAGCCTGTATACTCACATTAGTAGCATTAATTGAGCCGGTATCGGAAAATGCCCTAGCTGTGCCAATGCCTGCTCTTTTAAGAGAATTGATAACACTATTAAGCCTGTCCTTTAACGTTTTAGTACCCTTTTCAAATCCATCCGTATCTATTTTTGTATCAAACTTTAATGATCCATCAGCCATTTCCTCACCTCGCTATCCGTTTAGGAGTTTTTCTAAGTATTCTTTCTCAGCCTGTTCTTCTTGCGTAAGTCTTGTTTTTATGTCAATCAGGGACTTGTTCTCCCTGTAAAATTCCTGTTCGTATTTCTCTAATTTTTTTCCCTTATTCTTTTTCTGCCGAATATTAATCACAGTTGACAGCAGTCCTTCTCCAATTTCATTAAAGTATCCCAAAAATGTCCACCAGTGTATGTACTCTGCTGCTCTTGTTTCCTTACCGGCAACTTTATTTACTGCACTAAATATCATCTGTTCATCCTGTTCCCAGTCAATAACTTTCTTTGATGTTCGATATTTTGTATCTTCCTCAATAGTGCCGCCATCTAAAAACCATACAGCCTTGTCATAGGCTTCTTGATAATCATTAAAAGGTATGCTATCAACATCCTCGTACAAGCATTCCATCATGACCCTTGCTTTTTCTTGTTCATTGAGTTCAGGATCATTAAAAGCCTGAAAAATAAGTAGAGCCACCCGGAAGTCACTCCGAATAACTCTGTCCACTCCATTTATATTAAGCGTTATAGGTAATCTACCAATCATATCATTTCACCTGCTTGGTGTATTTACTTATTCGTTTTTCACTTGCTTTCATCTCTGCTTTCAGTTCTTTTTCAATAACCGCCTGTGCTGCAACGATAAACCTTTCGAATAAGGGTACTCCCTTAACCATGGCCAACGGAGATTTATTTCCAAAAACCATATCTGATACAGGACTATCAAAAATATAGTCTATTTGTTCTTTGATAAATTTATTTACTTTTGCAACCGCTTCTGCAGCGATATCTAGTTCATCCGCAGGTTCGCCTTTGCTATCAATTTCTATATCGTTTGTTAGTTCTTGAGTTGACTGCTCTATATTTTTGATTGCTGTGTTAAACCGCTCAATAATAGAAAAGTCTGTTGGATCAAATCTTATTATCTTGTTAGGATCATCATTAATCATAAACTCCTTAAATCCATCATCAAAGCGTATACTCTGCATAAAATCCCTCCTTTTATTGTGGGCAGCGGAAGGAGGTAGACCGCCACCCACCTAACTAAAACTTATAAACAAATTAATCAGCAGTAAAGGTCTTTGTTTCTACATCAAAGGTACCTTTAACTCTGTTACCTACATGGTGGATGTTAAACGGTATTTGCACACCGGATGTATCTCCGCCATAGCTTACTACTTCGATAATTGCGTCCTCTCTATAGGCTACAAAAGAGCCTGATTCAACAGGATCTTCTTCCCACAAATGAACCTCAACTACTGTGGTTTTTAAAGCGTCATGTGTTAGTCTCTCATCTGCAATCTTTTGCAGTCTTTCATACAACGGATCGCCGACTACCGCATAATAAGGCTCCACAGCCGATTGCGGTTCATAACCGTCGATTATGGTAGACGCTTCACCCAGAATATTCTGTGTAGTATTGACATTGGCATTCATCTCCACAGTGTACTCTTCCAAATCGGAACCTAATCTTACATAATTAGCTGTGCCTGTAGTGCCTGCGTCAATAAAATGTGCCATCCATTTCCGGGCAATCTTACCTGTAACTTCTGCCATTACAATCCCTCACTTTCTAAATAATATTGAGCATATATCTGTATCTGATAGGTAACTCCATCGTTAATATCACCGGTTGGTACCATATACAACATTGCATTGGCGCTGCTTAGACCAAGGAGTTTACCGGATACAGTTTCATTGTTTATAGTTACTTCGATTGGATCCTCTTGCTTGTACTGCTCCAGCCAGTACGCTAAATCCAATAAAAAAGTACTGTTTGCCAATCGGTCATAATTTGTATAAGATTGATTTAAAGCATACAGTACAAAGTTATGTTGTCTAACTTGATTGCCAAGGATGTCCTCGCTAATCTTTTGGTCTCCTATGGAAGATAAACCAAAGTTTGTCGGTGTATCATCTGTAAAATCAATATTTATTTCGTTTGTAAACTCTGTTATTTTAGGATAATCCGTAAGTATGTGTTTTACTAATTCAATTATATTCATTTCGCACCTGCTATCTTCCTTGCACCTTGAAGTATTTCTTCCTTTTTATCGGCTTTCATACGCTCAAACCAAAATGGGCCTGCCATAGGATGTTTGCTTTTGTTGTGAACCAAGTCTCTATCTGTTAGTATTTTCTTTTCACCCTTTAAAGACCATGGGCTTCCAGTTGCAGGTGATACCATAACCTTTCCATAGTATTGAAACCTTGCGTATGGTGTGGCTTGTAATATCTCCCCACTACCTACCCTAGGGATTGCCTTAGCTGACTTGTAGAGCGTTCCTAGTAAATTAGGAGTATAAGGTGTCATAAGCCTGATAACTTCACTGTCAATAAATCTTTGCACCTTCCCGTATTCCTCTAACCCTCTTTCTTTCAGCATCAGGTCAGTTGCTTTAATCTCAAGTTCGCCATGTATCATGTAATCACCTACTTACAAGACAATACATAGTGCTGCATGTGCTTACTTCCAAATATTTTAGCATCGCAACTTGATACAGTTACAAATTGGTAATCCTTTTTAAGTTGATTAAGGCTTGCTGATTGCGTGGCCTGCGAAGTATTATCAATCTCAAATTCAATAATACCCTTTACTATAATGTCTTTACCTGTGGTTATTTTTGCAACAGGCATATTTTCAAGGGGAACGAATATTTTAACACTATCAGCAGTATTTAAACCACTTTTCAAGGTATTGCTTTCTTTGACTTCGTTCCAAAACACATCCTTAATAACTTTTCTTGTATACTTGTTGTCAACATAAGAATAAAGGGTTATGTCTGCATTTGTATACATTCTATACCCCCTTATATAAGTAACCTGTATCGCTTAGCCATGAATAAATGATGTTTCTAGTTCTTTTGTTTAAGATATCCTCTGACGCTTTACTAGAATCATAAGATATGGAATACTCTCCTACCTTTTCACTAGCAACACCTACTGGCTTGCTCTTGTTGTGTTCTTCTATCTCATAAAGATGTTCAGCCACTTCACAACAGCACATCTGTATTTCGTCTTTAAAAGGCTTATTTTCGTCTATATTATCAAAGGTGTATTGTTTAATCACTTGCGTGGCTTTTTGTGCGTAAAAAGGGAAAACAGCGGTATCAATGACCGCTTGTCTACCCATTAAGTATTTATCTGTGTAGTATTCTACTGTGGTATAGCTAACCATCAATACCGCCAACCTTTCTAATCTTCGACTTGTTCCTTGTTGTCAATGCGTTCTAGAAAATCACCACCATATTCCTTTAGGTTCTTAATGGCTTCCTCTGCTCTCTTTACTGTCATGTCAAGTTCTTGACCTTTCTCATATGTTTCTTTTGTGTATTTATCCCTAAAGGTTTTTAATACTTTATACTTTGCCACTCAATCACCCTTTCTTAACCTTCCGGTGTTGGCTCTGTTAAGGTAGCTTTCAATATAGCTTTTTTGTTCTTCTCTGGGATATACTTTCCTAGTTTGCCTGCTCCCTGTAATGCTACTCCTGCAAAGTCCTCAGAATCCATTGTTCTAGCAACCGGAATGCCAATCCCCGCAACTCCAACATTATCGGCTACAAAGTAAGCTTGCTCGCCTTCCTGGAATTTGTCGTCTGGTAATTCCACCAGTACAAACCCCTTAAACTTGTATATAGATTGTTCATCAATGTTTGCAGATGAGTTTTTGTCAGTTGTTGCTAATTTGGAATCAATAAGGAAGTTATAAATATCTGCGTTTACATAAGCTACCCATGCAACGCTATTAGATACTTTATTGTTTACAAATTTCTTTCTTGCATCTGCAAATAGCTTAGTAACGCCTTCTTCTGTCAAGTCTCCTGTTAAGGTTTCGTCTGCATTGTCGGATAATTCTTTGCTCATAACCGCATCATAATTCTCGGCCCATGCAACTGCGTGTAATGCTAGTCTTTCAGCGATTACTTGCTCGGGGATGTCGTTAACAGTATAGCTATCAATCCCCTCATGAATTGCTAAAGGTGTATCAAATGGTACTTGTAGGTCAACAGATTTAACTTCTTTTCTAGGTCCGAACCTATTTGAGGTCCCTGTTCCTGTTCCGAAACCTACATTTTCACCAGTGTTATAATTCTGAATAACTACATCTGTATCTGAAATCTTTAGGTTTAAAAAGTTTGAATCAGCCTCTGCCCCTTCGATGGTTTGAATTTCCCCACCAAAAGCCCTTAAAAATGCTGATTTGCTCTCAAAAATGTCTTGTAACATTCCTGCGTATTGCTTAGTATATAATTTTATCGCCATTTTATCTCTCTCCTTTTATTTCGTGAATTTGTTTACGGCCAGTTTGAACGCATCCATGCCCTTTCCGTCATCTTTTCCGCCGGTAGGGGCTACAGGATTCTTTATTGGCTCGTCTGAACCGAATAAGTAGTCGTTCTCTTCCTTGCAAGATTCAAGCATAGCCTTTATATCAGCCTCTTGATTCTTGCTCTCTTTTAAAGCGTCAATATCAAGCAAGGCTTTAACTGCTTTTACATTCTTAGCACCAAAGGTATTAATTTGGCTTTCCAGTAAGGCATTAAAGTCTCTTTCAGCTAATTCTTTTTGATATTGTTCATCTTTCGTTTTAAGGTCATTCTGTAGTTTTTCGATTTCGCCTTTGAGATTATCTACATCGATGCCCTCAAACTCTTTTAGAGCACTCTGGGCGGTTTCTAGTTGTTCTTTGTAGTTATCCCTTTCAAGTTCAACCTTCCCCAGTTTATCTTGTTCTCTTTTAATGTCTAATCCGTTTAGCCTTTGTACCTCTGCAATTTGTTCCTCGCTTAGTCCTAATGCTACTAAATCTTCTTTTTTCATCTATAATTCCTTCCTTTCACTTTTTAAGTTGTTTTAGGTCTGTAACTATCGACCAAGTGCCGACTATTTTAGGTCTAGTCTCGACCAGGTAGTTTAACGTCATTTCGGACATAAAGATAAGCCGTATCTCTACGACCTAATTTATAAAATCTTCAATTCTAATTTCTTCGATAATACCTTGTTCAAACGTCAAGGTATTCTTAATCTCGATACCTGAATGTTTAAGTTTTCTGTGTAATTCAATGATTACTTGACCCCCGACATTCTCTAGGATTTCAAAGCTGTCACATTTATAGCTATCATTAAACTTATAGTAATTATTATTTTTCATGAAGCTAAATGTAGCTATTGAATAAACATTGACAACATTATCTTTCCTTGTTCTGATAATACAAAAGCCTTTAGTTTTCATGTACTCCTCCTTTTCCAAATAAAATAAGACCTTAACCCCGGTCATGAGGGAGATATTTGGATCACCTAACCTTTCCCGCTTAATATAGTTTTGCGTGTCAAGTCTGGCTCACCTCCTTTATTAATCTTTCTATTTGCCTTAAATAACGTTTATTAGTTGTTACCCTAGTATAACTATTAAGAGTTTTTAAATCCCTTGTAACGGGCAACCTGTGATGTTCTATGTCCTTTTTAATCTTAACTAACACCCTCTTGTGTCTGCTGTGAGTGTGTAAGTCTTTGTTATGGATATTATAAAGTTCCCAAGTATTGTCTTTTTCGTGATGTTGAAGCCTTAGAAAACTCTTAGAGATGTTATCAACTCCCCTATTTCGGTACATATATTCTTTCTCTCTGCTGCGGTAACCCCATTTCCTTGGAGAAGTCAACATATTCTTGCATTGTTGCTCTATACCTGCTTGATACATTCCTTATTTCTTCTTGGTCTGCGTTTCCTTTTTCCAGTAAATGAATATCTCTCTTGTATTTTCGCATCAACCTTTCAAGTTTCCTTTGATGTTGTGTTGCTTCGTATGTGGTGTATTCCCTGCCCCTGTATTCTCTCTTTTCATTCTCTTTTGCGTTCATCTCGTCTAGCTGTTCATCTGTCCATTGTCTTTTAGAGATACCTGGTATAAAAGGATAAAAGGTATGCTAATGGTAGCAGTTCCACCCAAGCAAGCCCTCGCCTGTACCATAACCTGTATTTTCTACAAAGTCTGGATATTGTTCCGCCATATACTAACCACCTCCTTTTTACAAAAGAAAAGCCAATGCCATAAGCATTAGCCATTCTATTAGTTTATCAGTTGTTAAAAGTCACCAGTATTTATTCTCCGCTTTCTTTCTTGCATTAATAGCATCTTCTAGATTTTCATGTGTTCCTAAGTCTATGCGTTTACCATTTACACTTATTGTAGCCCTGTATTTACCACTGTCTTTTCTTTTAGACACTCCAGTAACTCCTGTATTATTTGTTTTTCTTACTCGTCTATTTCTAGCCTGAATGGTTTTGTCAACCCACCTACAATTAGACGGTTCGTAATCCCCATTAGTATTTATTCTGTCAAGAGTTAAGTTATCTGCATATCCACTTGCTAAAGCCCACTCTTCAAAAATTTCATAACTACCATTCCATTCATCACAAACATTTATACCTCTACCGCCATATGATGAATAGTTTGAGCAACTTTCTATATTACACCTAGCTTTCATGCTTCTCCATGCGTTATGGAGTTTGGTGCCAGTCATTCCATGAGTTGTTGTTGCTTGCAAACGTCTTTTTTCTCGGAGACACCCACATGATGTTGTTGCTCCTGAACGCAAGTTGCTTATAGTTACCTCTTTTGTTTTTCCGCACTCGTACCTACATAGTGCATTCTTTCTTTTTTCTGTCTTTGATTGAACTAGGTCTATTATGGTGAGTTTTCCGTATCTTTTTCCTACTAAATCTTCTTTTTTATATGCCATTTATACCATCCTTTCAATGATTATATTATACCATTAAAACGGATAGTAAGCAAGGTTATTACTTCACCTATTCCATCTATACACCCTGCCTTGCCATACTTGATGGCTTGGGCGCGCGGTTGCATGCCAGCTGACCTCTACATAGTCAGTTCCCAGTGCCTTCATATTTTGTTCGGTGTTTCGAATTAGCACTTGATTAACTCCTGTCATTAACGCACGTCTTGCAGCAACTTCTATTCTACTTGTATATCCACTAGCATAATCAACTGTTCGTATTCCGCTATTTGTCATTTCGTTTATAGCCTTTTTAAGAGTTGAGTTATAGTCAAAGGCTCCTGATGTTATATCTACTGTAGCATTGTCTAAAATCCGTTGATAGTACTTCCCGAGTTCCGTAAATTGTATTTTGCCATCTACTTTAATTGAAAACCCCATTGACTGCGTTATGTTGACAAATTCGCCTTTTGTTTGTTCTCGTATAGCTTCTATATAGGCTTGTAGTTCAAGGTTTTCTTCAAACGGAATAAAGGGCTTTCCTGTAGCCTTATAAAGTTCTTCATCTCTGGCATATCCCTCTTTAATTACATTGTTGTAAATTCTGTCTATTTCTACATTGGACTTGTCTAGCGCTTCTTGTATTGCGTCTTTTATGTCCTTTGACGATACTCCCAATCGGCTAAGAGTGTATATTCTCCAATCAGCTGTCCTTGATATATCATTGATCTTGTCAATACGTTCTACAACGTCTTCCATGATTCGCATTTCTAAATCGCTAAATATTCTCTGTATCTCTAGTGGTAACTTTTCTAATTCTGATGACGAAAACATTTAATCACCTACTCCTGTACTAAGTCGGCTTGCTGTGGTAGATTTTTCTTGGCGGTTTCTTCATCTTCTCCGAACCATTTAACCCTATATTCCAATAGTGACATAACGCCCATAGCGACATCTTTTCTGTCCTGTTCTCTTTCTTTTTCTTCGTCTACTAAGATACTATCATTGAAGTTGCATACAAAATCATATCCACTGTTTAACTTTGCGTTATAAAAAGCTAATGCATATACTAAATCTTCTAAACACTCTTTAAGATTTTTCTGTATAGCAGTAACCATGTTATATTTACGTTTCTTGGCTATGGATAATTCTGTAGCTGTCTTTTCAACATATTGAGCGTCTGAAAGGTCTCCATAAGACAACGAAGTGTTAAATTCTATCCGTCTAAGCATTGCATTAAGGCCATTGATGATGTTTTCATCTCTAAACTCTGGGGAGTATTCTTTATACAGTTCTTCATTGGCTCCCGGTTGAAGGTTAAGCCCTTTATATAACCTTTTATTAAGCTCTGGCATTTTCCATGCTGTTCTACCACCGTCAATAGTGGCTTGTGATTGCATTGCCGCTATATCCACATGGATTACTCTTTCGCCACTTTCAAACTCCCATTCTAACCTGCCGAATTGTTTATCGGTCTTTTTAATTAGATCTATTGCGCTATCAAATATAGACACTCCACAAAATGAGCCGTCAATGTTGTTTTTAATTGGATTTCTGTAATACCCAAAGTCAGGCTTTTCTACTCCTGGGTAATATACTTCTTCGGGCAAGTTAGCCCATTCGTCTATGGTACTAAGTGGCACCTGTTTGCCTATAGTGGTATTGCTGGCGCTATGATATGCCTTGTTGGTTATTAGTAAGCCTATTTCGTCTAGCTTGTGTCTTTCAAACCGGTAATAATAGCTGTTTTCCTTCTCTTTCCTTGTCTCTATGAAAATTACATCTATTAATCTCCCTCTAGAATCAAATTTAACCGGTATAAATCTATCAGCTGTTACATATTCAACCTTGCTTTCGCCTAAAGGCTTTATAATGAATGAACCTAACGCTAGTCCGCTTTGCAAATTCTCATTTAAATCCTGTATTGCACTTTGGTATATCTCGTCTAACTTATCATTAGATACGGAAGTTTCCATCTCGTTCAAGCACACATTAGCAAATTCTCTACATATACCTTGTTCTAATCGCAACGAACTAACATAATCATCCACCCATGGAGCATTACCTTGGTTCATTTTTGCCCACAACTCAATGCGTTCTATCATTGCGTCGGTGAGGGCTACATCTTCTTTTATAGTTTCTTTTATTGTTTTTATGGGAAACATTTTTCTAAACACCCCCTTCACAAAGTTTTTTATGCCATCAAACATTATTGCCCCCTCCTCTTCCATACAGGGTTCATTGCGTATCTTACGCTGTCTATTGCGTGGTTGTCTTTATCTGGATAACCACTTATGATATTTCCTTCTTTATCTCTTTCGTACTCGTAATTCAGGAATTCGTTGGCTGTATAAGGACATCTTGAATTATCAATGATTATCTCCGTTAATGATTGTAGCCACTTCATGGAGTATTCCACAGACCCAGGACCTTTTTCAGCTCCCCTTGCTAACAGTCCATATGATTTATAGTCACCTATTGATTTAGGCTCTGCACTATCACATGTGATTATGTCGTTTGCAGTAATACCCATTTCAATTAATTTATCAGCAGTTTGTCTATTAGATTGTTTGTTGCATCTGTATTCCATAAATATATAAAGCTTATGCCTAGCTGCATCATAATGCATACGTGAGAAGTGATATGGGTCTGGATACCAGCCCCAGTCAATACCGTTATATAAGCGGTCAAATTGTGCTATTTCTTTATCTGTGATCTCTCTAATAGTCACATTATCAAAAATATTACCGCCTGTACCGTTAGCTACGCCCATATATTCATTTTCATAGGCCACTGGATTAACTTCTTTGAGCCATTCCGCTTCGTCTATAAATGGCTTACCTAGCCATTGCTTCGGAACGTCTAAATAAGTACTGTGCGTTACTAACCTTGTGGTTTTAGGTATCTTAATATACTTGTTAGCCCAATTATTTGCGCTCTTAGGAGGGTTAAAGGATTTAAAGATATATGCTTTCTCGCCACCACGGATAACGGATTGTTCAATCTTTCTAACTGCTTCCTCACCAGTAAATTGGTCTAACTCCTCTAACCATAGGACAGCTATATATCCAAAAGGCACTTTGATTGACTTAACCTTGCCTGGATCGTCAGCACCACGGAAGTAAATCTTTTGACCTGTTGACTTTCTTGTAATTTCTAATGGGCTAACTGTACAGTGGAACTCTTCTTCTAAATCCAATGCAGAAATCGCCCACATAATCTGTTGATATACTGAACTTCTTAGCGTATCTGCAACTTGTCTCATTACTACTGCGTGTGCTTCCTCGTTCTTCATAATCAGATCTATTACTTGTAAACTGATAAAGGATGATTTTGTGGAACCACGACCGCCGGGGAATACATATTCGTTATAGTCTCTGTTTTGAATATTAAATACTACTGGTGCGAATGCAGGCGCTACCATTGTTGCTGGTATTCCAGTATACTTGATACCCTCTGTAGGCTCATCTGGTTCTAGCTTCTTCTGTTCTAATTCCAGTTTCTTTTTGTCAAATTCGATTTTATGCCTATCTAATGGGTTTACTAAGAAGTATTTAGTTAGCCAGTCAAGAGACTTTTGCTTATCTGCTAGTTTAACAGTTATCCCTCCGGGGCCCTTTTTTATCTCTTGTATTAGTTGCGTATCTGTGCTGTTGGAATCTTTCAGATTGACCACGTTATATTTAAACGGTCCATCTTCTCCCTCTGTTTCTTCTTGGCCAAACGATAGGTAGTTTCCTATGTCTGAAAATGCTATTCGCATATGATATTCCACTAAATCTGTTTCATTTGCGACTATCTGTTGACGTTTTATTTCGTTAAGCCTTTGTATTTCTGCTTTTATCTTAGGATTTCTTAGATGATTGCTTCCTTCGACCATGGCTGTTTCATAACTGCAACCATATGCTTTTAAATAGCTTTGTGTAGCATTAAATGTCTTGCTGTAATAAATACAAAAAAGCCTTTGTTGATGGGTAAGGTCTTCATTCATCATAGTTTCTCTTGTTCCATCATCAAAAACCTTCTTCTTTTTCGTTGCGTTGCCTTTATTTGTTGCAACGTTGCGTTGCCACTTTTCTCTATTCTTTCTGCTGCGTACAGTGGAGGTTTTTAGATTGTGCTTATCTGCTAGATCCACAAATGTTATATCACTTGTTTCCCATTCTTCTCTTATCTTTTTCCAGTCTGTCATTTCACATCACCTTCCACCTCCGATTTTAGGTATTAAAAAGCACCTACAATTAAGTAAGTGCCTATCTATGCTATCTTGCCTTTACAGTTCCTTTTTCTTTTGGTATATCTAAAAGGGAAATGTTTTGCAATAACTATCTTTTATAGACTTCTGCCCACCTTTTATAGTCTATGCCCCCAGCAACTTAGCGTTTGTCTAAGTGCCACTCCCAATTAATTATTCTGTATATTTAAGTCCATCTTCTAATTCTATTCTTTTAATTTCCCTGTCTAAATACCATATAGCTTTTTTAAGGTCTGTTATATAGTCTCCCTTTTTGCCTGCTCTGCTTATGTACTTAATTGCATTGCCTAATAGGTACATCTCCATTGCCATACTTTTTCCCAGAATACTTTACGGTAATATCTACATCCTTTGCAGCCTTTTGTTTTGCGTTTGGATACAGATGTTTTTGCCTGACATTTCATATAATCACCTCTAAGTGAATAATCGCTTGATATTCATTTGCAGGTGAATATTATAGGTCTATACTTTGATTCTCTATCTCGTCTATTTCCTTATTTACTCTCTTTCTCCAGTCGCTTATCTCTCGTTCTATTTGGTATAACAACCTTGTTATTGTTAGTAGTTTTTCTTTTCTCTTTGACAAGTCAGTTTCTTCTGCTAGGGTTTCTTTTATAAGATCTTCTATTCTTTTCATTGTTCCCCTCCTAGGCTTTCTATTAAGTGATTTATATACCACTTGGCTTTGTGCAGGTCTTCTACTCCGTTTTTCTGCTTCCACCTCCATAAATACTTAATTGCGTTGCCTGTGCATACCGCTTCTACACCTGTTAGGTTAACTGTTGCACTTTCTATTGCGTCTATGCATTCTATCTTGCCAGCTGTGTAATGTGTAGGATGATTGATTTTATCTGTCGAAATAGGATTTGGCATTCTTATCCCTCCTATAATCTTGCGTCTGCACGTTTCTTTCTTCCATTCAGATAAATTATTGGCGCATGTGTACTGTTTGGTTTATACTCATATTCCTCGCCATATCCACCATAGACCAAAGCCGATGATGTATTGACGAATAGCTTTGTAACGTGTTTTGCTGTACTGTTAATATTGTCTACCCTGTAAAATCCTTGCTTCATTATCAAGGGCAAATGAGTGTGTGAATGTATATACACATCTGCGTCAACTATACTTGCCATGTCTGCCAGTCTTATAGCTTTGGCACCTTCTTTTCTTCCCCCACCGCTACCATGGTTAGCATATATCGAATACCATTGTTTGCGCTTTCTGTCTTTGTTCCATCCAAATCTGATAAAAATTAGATTTCCGGCTCTTGAATATCTGTCTAGCAAAAATAGTTCCCTTGCTACTATCTCTGTTAGGTCTATGCCTTCTTTGCGATAGGTTCTCTTTTCGTGGTTGCCGCTCTGGATGGCTAGGATTTTATCTCTAATTGGCTTTAACAACTCTACCGCTTGTCCTATCTGTTGCATAGGCGTCAACTGTTCTGCATAACTATCCGAGATGGATGTCTTTGTTGCATTGTTCATCAAATCGCCGTTCAGAATACAATAGGCATTCGGTGTATTTTTAATGGCTTCTATTTGTCTGTTAATCTCTTGGTAGTCGCAAAACTTGTCGCCCATATGTAAATCTGCTAGAGTATGTATTTCTATTTCCGTCAATTCTTTTGGCAGGTCTATTTTGATACAATTCATATTTTCACCCATCTTTCATGCAAAAGGCACCCAACATTAAGCCGGATGCCTTTTAATATATATTAAAGGAGGTTGTGAACTGCTTTTAGGGGTAGCCGCCGAGCATTACACCCGGCAGCCTAGAATACTTGGTCTTTTGCAATTTATACTTTCGTCCATTTTAATATTAACACATTTTTAGCGGACAAAACGGACATATTTTACTGATTTACCATAAATCTTTCAAATTCTTTGCGGACACTTTCAGATGTGCACCTTCCTCCGATTCTAAATGCCACTTGTACCCATGATAACCCGTCAATTAACTTATATCTGATTATTCTTCTTATTCTGCTGCTGTCTATTGATTGTATGTAATCCTCAACTTTGTTAGTCATTTCTAGTAATTCAAGTTCTGCATTTTCCAGTTGTGCTTTATACAGATATAGTGCTGTTTTCTTTCTGCTGTACTCTGGGTACGGAAATCCTTCTATCTTGTACGTCTGTATTCCTCCGTATCCACCTTTTACACTGTCTTTAACACAGCCTTGGTTCTCTAATTTATTGATTTGCTCTTTTAGTTTGTGTATTCTTTTTTTTAAATCTTTAACCTCTTCAACTAGATCGTTGTATTGTACTAATATATTTTTTGTCAAGTCACCACCCCTTTATGTACTCCGGTATATTAATATCTTGCCTTGGTTGTAATCTTAACCAAAAATCATGGTAACTAAAGCAGGTGTTATATCCTTTGCCTTTGCATAAGATAAAGTTAGGATAAAATGCTGCTACTTTTAGTCTTGGCGTGTCTTCGTCTGCTCTTTCGAATATGCGGATGGTTTGTCCGATTTTTACTTTGCGTATTACTACTTCCCGCATTTGCTCAAAGGTTATCCTTGGTAACATAGTCCATACCACCTTCCGCCATTATTCTAATTTCGCCTAGTTTTGCACACCACTTCTTTGCTTCACGCTCCCAGTAGTCACATTCTTTCTTTAATTCGTTATCTCTATTTATTTGTATTAAACACATTGTTGTTATACTTACTGCTGCACCTATTATAATTCCGATAAATAACACAATACCTTCTCCTTTCTTAATCTACCGCACCTGTTTCCGGATAATATTCTTTACCTTTTCTATTTCTTGCTTATTCATCCTCACCACTCCAATCATCATCAATTCTTTGACCGCATTCGTTACAGTATTGCATATATTCCGGCTTGCACATTGCTTCTGTATAGTATCCGATATAGTTATTACAAACGGGACATAGAATATCACTGTTAAATCCGTAATCTTCGCTATACTGCTTTTCTTC